CAAAGCTTGAGGCTCAAATAAAAAGAGTAAGTAATGCTTTAACACTAGCTAGAGGGCCTGATAGCTATGATACTCTTAAACAAAGAGGTTTAGATGATGAATTTGATTTAGCTCTTAGATTATTAGATAATTTGAATGATGAAATAAAAAAATTTAAGTCTAATCAAAATTTAGTTACAGACGCAACAAAAGACACTAACAAAGAATTAACAAAAGCATTTGATACAACTTTTAGTTTGGATACTATAAATCAACAACTAAACAAAACACTTGAAAAGCAAAAGCAAACACAGCAAGAGATAACAAATATTTTGGCTAGTGGAATGACAAATGCTGTCATGGGTTTGATTGAAGGTACAAAAACATTAGGTCAGGCGTTAGCAGACATTGCAAAACAGCTTGCAAGTATGTTTTTAAATAAAGCTTTCAGTAGTATTTTTGGTGGTATGTTTGGTGGCGGTGGTGGCGGTGGAACTGATTTTGTTGGACTTTCATCTGCATACTCAAACGCATTTAACACTTCATTCGATACAGGTTTATTAGGTCTTGCCCAAGGGGGTTATGTAAGCGGTCCAACAATGGGTTTAGTTGGTGAAGCAGGTGAATCAGAATACGTTATACCAGCCTCAAAGATGGATGGTGCGATGTCTAGATATTCAGCAGGTGCTAGAGGTGGTGCTGTTATCCCAGGTGGTTCTGGTGATTCTGGTACAGTTGCAGGTTCTTCTGGTAATACAATAGTTGATTACACTGGTCCTGTTCTTAACTTTAATGGAGATGAGTACGTTCCAAAATCTGCTGTGCCTGAAATAATTAATACTGCTGCAAAACAAGGTGCTAGTGCTGGTCGTTCTCAAGCTTTTGCTACTCTTAAAAACTCTCGTAGCCAACGTGCCACATTAGGATTATGAGTATTACATATCTAACTACTTTTTTACATTTAACAAAGGTTAAAGATAAAACTTTTAACCGTTTCTTTCAAAATAGTGTAAGAGGTGATATGAATACTTTAACAGCAGCTTCTAATTCAATTTTGCATAACGGTAATTTACATACATTTTTACCTTTTATTTATCAAGGTGCAGCCAAAACCAAATCTGGAGATAATTTAGAAGCACAATTAATACTTGCTAATAATTCTATTGCAATGAATCATGTAAGAGACTCAATAGCAGAAAGACATAATGTAAAAGTAGAAGTATGCAAAATGAATAGTGATTTTACTGTAAACGAAGTAATGACTGTAGAAAATTGGCTTATTGCTTCTTTTAGTTATGACCAACAAACAATAGAAGTTTTATTAAGTAGTGCAATAGATGCTGTTGGAACGACTGCTCCTAACAGAGTATTTACAACAGATATTGTAGGTTTTTTACCTCGTACTGGAAATATACAAACTTTATGAAGCCACATCAGCTTATTGGTTTACGTTATAGATTAGGTGCTGATCCTGTAAAACATCATGCAGCAGATTGTGTTTCATTAGCAAGAACAGTTTTAAAATATTACGGTATTACTTCTCCAGAACCAACAAGAGATTGGTATAGAAGATTAAGAAAAAAAGATTTTGGAATATTTAAACAAGAACTAGAAAAGTGGGGAAACGAGACAAAAGAGTTTAAAATAGGTACAGTAGCATTATGTAAATCTAATGTTGGATATGGCCTTGCAGTTTATTGGAAAGACGGATGGCTGAATTGCGGAGAGTCGATGGTTCGATGGAGCCCATTAGACAGATTGGACATAGAAAAATATTATTACCCTTCGAGCAGGAACTTTGTCAGCAGTTAGGTCTTAGTAAAGAAGAATACTTTAAATTTTTAGAATATACCTTAAGTCAGAATGGCAAAAGGCCAAAGGAGTATGACAATATTCCATACATCGTTAATATGCCACAAGCTTTGTTTATTGGAGGGACGGCTTCTGCTGGTTTAACGGCTTTTGGTCAGGTAGTTGTTGGTTTAGTTTTTACTCTTGTATCTTATTTTTTAACACCTAAACCAAAGCCTCCTAAAACTCCTCCTAGTCTTACTACAGCAGGGCAGCAAGGAGTAAGAAGATTTGCACCACAAACAGGTTTTGATTCAGCACAGGAGCTTGCAGAGTTAGGTGCTGTAATACCTCTGGTCTTTGCTAAATATAAAACAAAAGATGGAGTTGATTATGGGGGTATTCGTGTAAATACATCACTCTTATGGTCACAGATGAGGAGTCTTGGTAAAGGACAACAAATAAAGGCAATATTTAATTTATCTTCGGGAGAACTTGGTCAAAGTCCTGATTTTAATGGATATGCAATAGGTGATATGTTGTTAAAAAATTATTCAGAAGGTAAGTTTAGGCTTTTTTGGTATAACGGTAGTGGTAATGGAAAGTTTAAAAACGGACCACATAAATATCCTCAAGGAAATCTAGAAAGAGAAAAAGATAGAAACGGTAAAATTTCAACAGATGATGTTGCATTGCCTTTAATTGACAGTGATTACACTGCTGGTTTTGTTGATAATACTTTCTGTGCAACTCGCACTCCTTCTACACAAAATATTTTTGGTAACTATAATCCTGTACCTAATAGCATGAGATTTATGCTTCCTTATGAATTAGTGCTTATACAAGAAAATTTAGAAGGAGATGTTAAGGATAAAACAATAATAAAAAGACAGAAGGTACAAACAAACTTTCCTAGATACCAAGCTATAGTTGCAATAAGGGGGACTCAAGGATCTGGTACTTTTGATGTTGCCAAAAATGCGATTGTAAAATATGAAATATCAAATCACGATCCTAATAAAGAATTTGATTTTAGTGATTGGAGTGCTGAAGATGTCTCATCTTCTGTAAATGCTGATAGAGAAAATACAGACGATACTTTAGCAATAGGAGAGCAATATCTTATCGGAACAGCAAAGGGTATTTTAATTAGTCACGATGAAGGTATTTGGGAAGAAAATAAAACAAAAAAATTTACATTTAAGATTATTGAGCCAGGTAAAGTTCAAGTAAAATCTGTTAAAGATGCACATAACCCTTACGAAACTTTATTAATTCAAAAATGTGCTATTGGAGTTATTACTAATAGTTATAAATGTGATACTACAGAAATTGGTATAAAATCTGTCGTAAACAAACAGATCACTGGGTTTGCAAATGTAAATAGCCATCCTGGATATTGGCAATATTATGGCAAACCTGATGAAGCAGGTATTGATGGTGTTGTGCATGATTACGAAAAGAAAAACGGTAATATTTCTTTAGGTCAAATGAGTAAATATGTAAAAAGATATAGTTTTTTTGAGTTATATACAAGAACTGTAGACGAAGATGATTGGACCAAAATTGGTGATAAGCCTTTTGCTGTTTTAGGTAGAACACCTCAACCTCAATATAATTTTATAAGAATTAATCATAGTAATGAAGAATTAAGAGAATTTAAATTAGAACCTGTCCCTGGAAATTTAATCAAGTCCCAGTATATAGGAGAAGAAATAAACTTATTAACAGGAACAAAACTTGCTCACGTAACTAGCGATAGTTCTGGAATCAACTCAATATACTTTAACGGGCAATCAAATTATGTATTAACACCATCTAGAGCTAGTAATCCTGAATGGTTTTTAGGTGAAATACCAAAATCTGATGATGCAAGTAAAGGAAAAGTTTTATCCTTTGACCGTTCTGTTGTTGGTACGCCAGCAACTAGAGAAGAATATGTACCATTTGAAATAAAATATGATAATGATTCAGAAAATAGATCTTATGTATATCAACGTACAGAAAAATATGCTACTACTCCTAAAAGGAGAACTGGATTAACTTTTTATTATCAAGATGAACGCAAAGGTGGATATAGTTTTGGAGAAAGAAAAAACGGAGATTTTGCTGCTAATAATACTGACTTTAGTGTTATATCAGGTGACATACGTTATTCACCTGGAAATGCAATATTTGATGATGATGATAATTTTGACAATCAATATAAAATAGTTTTATCACGTTTAAAAAATGTAACTGATGGTATAGTTTCAGGTTATCCAAAAACAGTATCTCCTACAGGTGGTTCTGGAACAGGTTTGGAAGTAGAAGTTGAATTATATGATAATGGTGCTAAAAAATGGAAAATTACAAATAAAGGTAGTGGTTATAAAGAAGGTGATAAGGTAACAATTCCCTTCGATTCATTTGGTAACGAAGATGTTTTTTGTAGTGTAGACTTTGGTGTTTTTGTAACAGATCCTTGGCCCGAAGGTCAAAATTTAAATCCTTTTGATGCAATAGCTGATTATGTAAAATTTGACGCAGAAAGACCTTCTCATTTAGATCAACCAGAACATCAAATTACTTATGTCAATGAATTAGTGCGAGCAAGTAGTATAGACGAAGATTTTTTACCTTATAGCCAATTATCAAATGTTGGTTTAAAGATGAACAGTAGTAAAGAATTTAGTAATTTTTCTCAACTATCTGTTTACGTCAAGAATGGGATAAAAGTAGAGAATTTAATTACGGGTTCAAATGATTCATCTAATTTATTTCCTGATATTGCCTACCATTTGTTAACAGATAGCATAAACGGAGCAGGTAATTTAATTGGGACGACCCAAATAAATAAAGAAGATATGAAAAAAGCTTCTCAGTTTTGCGAGGCAAATAATTTCTATTGGGATGGGATTATTACACAGCAACAAAATATAAGAGAATTTATTTATCAAAATGCAGTTTTTAGTTTATTAGATTTTACTATAAAAGGAGGACAATTTTCTTTAACACCAACAGTTCCTGTAGATTCAGACAATAAAATTAAACGTGACGTATTAGGAAAGGATTTAGTAAAAGCGTTATTTACTGATGGTAATACAAGAAATCTTAAGGTAAGTTTTTTATCCCCAGAAGAAAGACAGCTTTTTCAAGCAAGAGTTTTATATCGTGAAGAAGTAGAAAATGGTTTTGCTAAGACTGAAGTTTTAGATCTAAGACTTGGGGAAGAATTAGGAGGTAGTGAAAATGATCCTAGAGAAATTTTCGATATGTCAAATTTCTGTACATCTCGAAATCATGCAGAAGAATTTGCAAAATATGCACTGCTTATAAGAAAATTTGTAGATCATGGAATTAGTTTTGAAACAACACCTGAATCTGCAATGTCATTACAACCTGGAGAGCATATTAGATTCTTTTCTGAAATTACACACAACGACAGGTTTGAAAATGGTTACATATCTGCCCATGGAGTTATACAATCACAAGGTAATTCAAACCCTGTAGGAGAACCGATATTTTATTGGAGAGCTTTTAATACAAATGGAACTGATTTTGGTGATCCTAAAAGAGCTATTTTAACTCTTGATGATAATGGGAGAGCGAAAGGTAAATTTAGAAATTCTGTATTTACAATAGAAAAAACTGATGCTGCTGATCGTATTTATAAAATAGAATCTATTACATATACAGATGAAGGTTTTGTACAATTAACGGCAACACATCAACCTTTAAATGACAATGGAAAGTTATCTATTTTAGACTATGATCCAGATATATTCTTTGATCCTGATAAATAATGGCTAATAAAAGATTTTTTCCACCTATTAAACCTTCTTCCAGAACTTTTACCTCTGGAAGGTATCCACAAACTGAATTTGTTGCACAGAATGGTGCAAAAACTGTTCTTAGATATGGTGACAAACAAGTGGATGCAAAACTAACTTTAGGATTTACAAATCTTACAGATGACGAAGTTAATCAAATTTTAAATACCTATGAAGATGTCAATTCTGATTATGATTATCTTGAATTTCATGGTGGTGATGCATTAGCAGGGATTACTTTTCCTGTACCTGATACAGATGACAGTGTTTTGTTTGATAAAGTTAGAGTTAGTGATGGTACTGGAAAACTTCTGTTAAGATATAGATTTGAAGGTCCTCCAACAGTTACAAGTGTCAGACCAAATAGATCAAATGTGCAATGTAAATTTGTCGCTTGCCTCGATGGGGATTAGAATGTATTTAAAATTAAACTAAAACGATGGCTGGCTTTTATTCTGGTAAAGAAGGACAATTATTTATAGATGGTACGCAAGTTGCTAAAGTCAGATCATGGTCTTTTAGTTTTAATCAAGCAGTATTAGAAACTGTTTCATTAGCAGATACTGATAGAACAATTATTCATGGCACTAGGAGTTATACAGGTAGTGCAAGTGTTTATTATTATCAAGAAACTGCTGGAGGCGGTTCTGGTCAGCTTAGTACATTAATAAATAATATTATGAAAAGTGCTAGTGGTCCAGGTGATGGAACTAGACCTGAAAGCACTGCTATGACATTTAAGTTAAAAATAAATGATGGATCTACTGCTGGAAGATTTATTGAATTTCAAGCAATCCCAACAAGTTTTAGCATTACAAGTGCAGTTGGAGAGGTAACAGCAGCAGATATTAGCTTTGAAGTAAATGGAGCACCTACTGGCCTTGTCTTGTAAATGTCTATTTATTTTGGATCGACAGGTTTTATTGAGTTAAAACGTGATGCCTTAAATTCTCAAATAGGAACATCTTTAGATCCTGCTGATGTAAATACAACGAAAAAAAGATTTTCTGTTGAGAATGTCAATGGATCATTAATCACAGGAGATCAAGTTGAAATAGAAACAGTTGATGGAAGTAATTTAGAACTATTGTCTGGGCATAGTTTTCCCGATCTTCGTAAATATATTCATGTTGATGATGTGGGCGGGATTAAGTTATATAACACCTTTGCTTCTGCATTAGCTGGTGAAGTGACAGATGCACTTACATTGACCGCACCATCTTCTACAAAAGATATATTAATACGCACCAGAAATACTAGATTTAGACCGCTTGCGAAGATTACTGAATTTGAGATTACAACAACAAGAGATACAGTTGATGTCACTAATTTAGGAGAAGAGTTTAGACAGCAGTATGAAAATGGTCTTATATCGGGACAGGGAACAATACAGACAATATGGCAACATAGAAATTTTCAAAACGATACGGCTGATTTTGAAAGTCCAGAATTTCCTGTTTACTTAAGTCAATTATTGGTACGGATGCAGCAAGGTGCGGATTTTGAAGGTAGATTTTATGTGTATCACGACCCAAGTCAAAGTACAAACAGTGTGTGGTATCAATCAATGTGCGTTGTTACTAATGTTGCTATCAATGTGCCTGCAAGTGGTTTAGTAGAAGCACGAATAGAATTTATAACTAATAGTGAGATAAGACTACATAATGGTGTTCCACCATCATTCTTGTTATTAGAAAGTAGTGATAAGATATTGCAAGAGGATGGAGATGGTATTTTACTT